AGATCATATTATTTCAATTTAAGTTCTTCTTCAGTAAGGGCACTAGTTATGTTTCCATCTTCCATTATAAGATTCCCTAATCTCAGTTCAGAGGCTTTGATCATATAAATGCTTCTTTATAATTTCCACCATGCCTATTGCATAACTTAAAATATTCATCTTGACCTTCATCTCGTATAAAAACTATGTCATCTTTAGGAAGAGTATTGAGCCATTCAACAACATCAATAAGTATCGGTTTATTTATAGGATGTCCCATCACCTCAATTTTATCGCTAATCAGATCAATAACATATAATATCATATCAGACACTGATATTCCGCTCATACGCATAGGATCACCGCATCTTGTTATGCCGCAATCATCAGTCATCCATTCCACGGTATAGTCTTCTCTTTCCGGGATATTATATAGCCGATCAAAATAGAAATATTGCTTACTCTGCTTTGCGAACATTTTTGCATCTGTTCCCATGTAAATGATTTTGATTATCCTCAAAGGTACGAATAGTGCCTCACTTTTGACCCCTCCGCTTTTCGCAGTTCTACTTTTGTTATAATGAACTTTCTCTATACCGTAGATCCGTTTGTCGATGAGCCTATAATGCTCATTAATCGTCACATAGGAATGGACGATATAGATGGCATGGGCATCATGGGAGATCTTTTCCAGCAGGAACTGTTAACCCTTGACGGCATGGGATTGAAAAGAATTCAAGTTTGGATTAACTCCCCCGGTGGCGTTGTAATGGATGGATATAACATCTACAATGCAATTCTAAAAAGCAACACCCCTGTTGATACCTACAATGTAGGAATAGCTGCAAGTATAGCGGGTGTCATTTTCATGGCCGGCCGCAAACGCATTATGAGTGATTACGCATCACTGATGATGCACAATCCATTCGGCGGCACCGATAAAAAGCAACTAGATGCTATGAAGAATAGCCTGGTAACAATGCTATCAGCAAAATGCGGTATCACACCTGATGAGGTGTCATACTTAATGGATCGCACCACATGGATCAATGCATCAGAGTGCCTTGAAAAGGGCTTCTGTAATGAGATAGAAGCTACCAGTGATCATAACAAAAAACATATGCCAGCAGTAAGCGCGAAAGCCATGTGGGCAGAATCCAACATCATCTTAAATAACATTTTCAAAGTACCAAACAATATGGACACTGTTATCGCAAAGAATACAGATCTGTCGCTAATTGCGAATTATCTGGGGCTTAATACTGAAGCTACCGGAACATCTATCCTCACCGAGATGAAAAACAAGGTGAATGTTGAGATTTTGAATCGCACAAAGGCTGAAGAGTCTTTGGACAAGTTCAAAAAAGAAATGGACAAGATGAAGTCCGACATGGAGGAAATGGACAACAAGTACAAAGCAAAGTGCAAGGAGTTCGACGACATGCAGGCGAAAGCGAAAGCTGAAATGGAAGAAGCGGACAACAAAGCGAAAGCTGCTGAAAAAGAAGCTGCTACCACTAAAGCAAAGGCAATGGTTGAGGGTTTTGCAAAAGTTGGCAAGATAAAGACTGAGTCAGTTCCTAAATGGGTTGAAAAAGCAGTTGAAAACTTTGACGACGTTAAAAACATGCTGGAAGAATTACCAACAAATGGTAAAGCTGCAGTAATCACCCCGGAAAGCACAATCGACTTAAAGGAAGGTGAAGTGCCAACCAATGCCATGTACCTGATGGCGAAAGTTCAAAACAATCTTAAAAAAGCTAAATAAGCATAACCATGTCTTTAGTGATAACCGATACCGCGTATGCGGGTACATTCGCCAGTTACTTCTGGCTTCCTGCCACCTTCGGTATGGATACCATTCAAAAGGGTGCTGTTTACGTGCAAGATGGTATTAAGAAAGCGCATACGATTGGTCGTATGGACTTTTCTCAACCATTACAGCAACGTCAGGCAACCCCAACCACATCCGGAACATTTACGGTATCTGGGCGCACATTGACTCCGCAGGACTTGATGGTCTATACTGAGTTCAATCCGCGCGATTATGAACAACATTGGCTGGCTGAACAACTTAGCCCAACCCTGTTAGCTCGCGAGCTTCCTGTTACTGCTGAAAACTATATGATGCAGATCGGACTGGAACGTGCCATGGAACAATTAGAAGTAGGTATCTGGATGGGATCTACTACCTATACTGCTGCTCCTGGATCTGCGGGTAATGGACAGATTTGCTTCTTTGATGGTTTCCTGAAAAAGATGGTTAATGATTCTGCCGTTTACCAGGTTCCTTCACCATTGCCTTTGACTGCCGCTGCATCCAGTGGCTCGGTGTATAATATTGTTGATGCAATGAATGCATTGCTGAATCTTGCTGCAACAAATAAGAAGGCGCTATTGTCACGTGCTACCAGGTACAAGCGTCTGAAGTTCTTTGTATCAATCAATACAGAGCAGATCTACCAGACTTACATCACCACCACTTTGACCTTCAAAGGCGTAAACACAACTGAAGAAGGGATCAATAAATTCAAGGGGTATGAAATTGTTCCTCTCGCCGGTATGGCGGATGATACAATCCTATTCTGCGAAGGGTTACCAGAAACGAATTCAAATCTGTATGTAGGCATGAACTCTACCGAAGATAACAACCTTCAGTTACAACGCCTGCAGGCGAACTCTGAATTATTCTTCCTGAAAGGGCTGATGAAATATGACACCCAGTATGGATTCTCTGATCAAATCTTTTTGTTCACAACTCTGACTGCATCATCATTCACTGCATAAGCCATCAATTCTATAAGAAATGAAAAAATCAATTCTCTTTCTTTTCATATCGCTGATAACCTTAGCAGGTTATTCTCAATCAACATCACCGCGCTTTGGCACTGCAGCCAATACGGATAATACCGGCCGCGTACTGACTTACAAGTATGTTTCGGCAACCGATGTTGCAGGTCCCGATAGTCTTATTGCACGACCAAATGCATGGGAGACAATATACCGCATAGTACTACTGGACAGTTTCACGCTGAAACAACCGGTAGTTACCACCTCATACGCCGGAGACAATATTACAATTATAGCATCCGCTGCCAGCGGAACACCATTCTTGAAATTCTCGGGTAGTAATTGGGTAACGGCCGGTACAGCAACATTATCTACTGGACTCCGGGCTATCATACGCTTACGATTTGACGGCGCTAAATGGGTAGAGGCTGGACGTGTAGTACAGTAAAACTTACATCATGAACATAGAAGGCTTGATATCAGTCTTAGAGGGCAATGAAAGCATTACTCATGTGTACTTCGATAAAAACGGTGGATGGTTGTTCGTTCCGAATGTATTACATCCAACAGTGAAGACGAGAGATGAGGTAATCAATGAATACCTGCAGGATGCTCCACCGGTGGATAACACCGGGAAAGAAAACGCAGATTCTCAACAGGATGCTCCACCGGTGGATAACACCGGGAAAGGTTCCAAAAAAAGTAAATAATGGCTGGTCTTAATGACATAGTTTTTATAAAGGGGCAGGGTGGTTTAGGCCGCCCTTTGCCGGGTCAGGACTTCATTAGCGGCATGATATTCTATTCAGCTACTTTGCCAGCCGGATTTACATCAACTACCAGGATACAAAAATTCTACTCTATAACAGATGCAGAAAAAGCCGGTATCACAAATACTTATCCTGACGAAACAAAGGCCGCAGGCACATATACAGTAACAGCAGTAGGCGCTAATGGAGACACCATTAACATCTCTGTAACTGAATTATTCGGACTGGTTATCAACCTGGGTACCTACACAAAGGCTTCTACAGAAACAACTGTTACAGCAGTAGCTGCTGCTATCGTAGTAATCATTAATGCTGGTACGATTACACATGGATATACCGCAACTAATCTCGCTGGTGCAATTACCCTTACGGCACGTCCAGGATTGGGAATATTCCTGAATACCGGCACGCCGATAGTAGTTACAATAGTAGGGACTATTGCTGGTACGCTAGTTCAGTTTGTAGGAGGGGTAGCCTCTAAGATTGCAGTGCAACATTATCATATCAGCGAGTTCTTTCGGGAGCAACCGCAAGGTATATTGTATGTAGGGATTTTTGCAATCCCTGGCTCGTATACCTTCACAGAAATTAATACTATTCAGAACTTCAGTGCAGGTGTCATTAGGCAGGTAGGTATTTTCAAAGATACCGCCGCTTACGCCTCTGGGGATCTTACTGCCATCCATAATGCATGTATCGTTTCTGATGCAGCTCACAAGCCAATATCTGCCCTTTACGCGGCTGACTTAAAAGCAGTTAGTGATATATCTACTATT